ACAAATCTATACGGAACAATTTTAACAGCAACACAAGCCACAATAGACCACGATTCATTGGCAAACTTCGTCGCAGACGAACACGTAGTTCACGGAGATGTGAGTGTAATTGCTGGAACTGGTTTAACAGGTGGTGGAACGATAGCTGCAAACAGAACCTTAAATGTAATCGGCGGTGATGGAATTACTGCAAACGCAAATGATATTGCAATCACAGCGGCTCAAACAACAATCACATCAGTATTGGCAGAAGATTTAATAATAGGTGAAGACGCACAAACCAAGATTGACTTTGAAACCGCAAATGAAATACATCTATATGCAGATAATGCAGAGCAAGTATATGTTGCAGATGGTATTTTTGGTCCAGAAACAGATAGTGATGTAGATTTAGGAACAACAGGTGTTCGTTTCAAAGATGCTTATATAGATACAATAACTACAACAGCAACTTCATCATTAGCAAGTATAAAGTTATCAGGAGAATCTGGTCATATTAGTGGTAGTTTAGGAGTAATTAAAGGATTTGCATTAGCAGATATTACTGATATAACCAATGAAACACTTACGGCATCAGGAACATCTTCATTAGCAAGCATTAAGTTATCAGGAGAATCTGCACATTTAAGTGGTAGTTTGGGTGTTATTACAGGATTTGCACAAGCAAATATAACATCAGCTTCACTTGATTACGTAGATGTAGAGGGTGATGTAACGGCTTCTAAATTATACGGAACCGTAGGAACAGCAACTCAAGGAACTATTGACCACGATAGTTTGGCAAATTTTGTAGCAGACGAACACGTAGTTCACGGAGATGTAAGTGTTATAGCTGGAACAGGATTGACTGGTGGTGGTACAATCGCAGCAAACAGAACTTTAAATGTTATCGGTGGAACAGGTGTAACGGCTAACGCAAATGATATGGCGATTGGTCAAGATGTAGCAACCGACGCAGATGTAGAATTCGCCACAATCTCAACAACAGGAAATATTACCGCACAAGGTGATATTATAGCAGAAAATTATATAGTAAGTTCTTCGGTAACTTATATGACTTCATCAGCAATAAGTGGTTCAAGTTTATTCGGTGATACACAAGATGATACACACCAATTTACAGGTTCAGTATTTGTAACTGGTTCAACATTTAACATTGACTCAATTGGTAGTATAAGTTCAAGTGCTAGTGGTTCATTTTTAAACGCAAGTATAACTGATAACATTAGTGCAACAAACTTTCACGGACAAGTAGCAACTGCAGCTCAGACGGGTATAAATTCAATACTCGCAACAGATTTAGTATTGGGTGAAGACGCTCAAACAAAAATAGACTTTGAAACCGCAAACGAAATACATTTCTACGCAAACAATGTAGAGCAGGTATATCTTGCAGACAATATCTTCGGGCCGCAGTCCGATAGTGATGTCGACTTAGGAACAACTGGAGTTAGATGGAAAGACGCTTTCGTAGATAGTGTAACATCAACTGGTTCAGGTTCATTTGCTCACGTAGCAGTAACGGGTGAAGGTGGGCAGATAAGTGGTAGTCAATCAACACTTATTGGATTTGCACAAGCAAATGTTACATCTGGTTCACTTGATTACATAAATGTAACAGGACTAATGACAGCATCAGGTCTTGAAACAAGTGGTGATGTTATAGCATTTGGTTCATCTGATAGAGAATTAAAAGACAACATTCAACCAATTACAAACCCATTAGAAAAACTGAATAAAATTGGTGGATATACATTCGTTTGGAATGATAAACAATCCACATATAAAGGAAAAGATGTTGGTGTCGTAGCACAAGAAATACAATCAGTTTTACCAGAGATTGTAGCAGGTCGTGCTAATGGATACTTAGGTGTTAAGTATGAAAAGATTGTTCCATTATTAATAGAAAGTATTAAAGAACAAACAAAACAAATCAAAGAATTACAAGAAAAAGTTAAAAAAATTGAAGAAATAGATAAAATGTTCTAAATTATAAGTGTTTGAACAAATAGTTTTATATTTATATATAACTAAATAAAGGAGTTATAATGGCAAAAAAGTCAAAAGAAATAAAATTCACACAACAAGAGATAGATTCATTAATGAACTTGAAACAATCATATACTAATATTGAGTTATCATTGGGTAAATTAGAAGTAGCCCGTATGCAAACTGAACAACGATTGGATAATATTGAAAATGATAAACTTCGTTTAGAGAATTCATATGTAGAAGCACAAGCAAATGAAGCTCAAATTGTCGGTGAATTGACTGAAAAGTATGGTGTTGGTAATTTAGACATAAATACTGGTACATTTACACCAGAAAAGTAGTTTATTTTAACCAATTGATACATTTTGGGATTACAGAATTATATTTATTAGAGTATAAATTATCTTTAAGATAATAAATTAACAGGAGAAAAATAATGGCCGAACGTATAGTAAGCCCTGGTGTATTCACCAGAGAAAAAGATTTATCATTCTTACCTGAGGGAATTAGCGAAATTGGAGCAGCATTAATAGGACCAACAGAAATGGGTCCAGCATTCGTTCCAACTGCAGTTAGAAACTTAGGTGAATTTGAACAAATTTTCGGAAAAGAAAATCAAGATTTTTATGTTCCTTTCACTGCAAAACAATATTTAAGAAGTGCAGGAACGGTAACAATCGTGAGAGTTTTACATTTAGGGGGATACCAAAACGATAGTCTCATATTGTGTATCAGTAGTTCAGCAGGACATAAAGTAGCTGCAGTTCTAAAACCTTCACGAGGCGCAACAGATATAGGCGCAGCTTCTGCGTTTTCAGCACCATTAAGTGCTTCAATATTAACAACAGCAATTTCAGCTAGTGCATTTACATTGGAAACAGCCGCTAACACCACAGGTGCTAAGACAGCTTTTGCATTGTCATTTGATTCAAGCTCAGCAAACTACATTACAAAAGTATTTAGTGAAAATCCACAAGATACAAATCAACCACTTTATGTGTATTCTAATTTCCAAAACACACAAAACTTATTTACATCTACTGGTTCACACGTAGCAGATGTAGTAACGGTTGCGAGTAGTAGTGTAGCTGATAAAACTACTGAGGGATTATTTAATTATGATTACAAAGTAGCAACTACACCTTCAATACAATCACAATTGGTAAATAGTGCGAGAACAAGTTTATTTAAAGTAAACACACAATCACACGGAACTAATATGAATTCCAAGTATCGTATCGGTATATCAAATGTTAAACCAGCAACTGATGTAGCAGGTAGTGATTATGGTTCATTTAGTTTACAAGTTATCATAAATAATCCAGGTCAAAATGACAATGGAGTAATTTTAGAAAACTTTGACAACTTGAATTTAGATGAAGATTCATCAAATTACCTACCATTAAGAGTTGGTGATAGATATATTACAATAGATTCAAGTGGTAAATTAACCAACAATGGTGATTACCCAAATCAGTCACAATATGTTTACATTAGTGATTATAGCACTCTAACAGGTATACCAGAGGAATTAGTTCCTATGGGATTTGCAGCACCAATACAACCACACTTTCTTGATTTATCAACATCTATACCGAGTGGAAGTACAGTAGCAGCATCATTTCCAAGTGCTTCATATCTTGGAACAACAAGTGACGCAACAGGTCGTGGACAATTAAATAGTCGTGGTCAATTTGACCAAAATTCATACTATGGATTTGACTTTAATAGTAAAGATAGTCAACAATATTTGAAACCATTACCAACAAGTGCAGTAGCAGGAAATAATATTACGATGAGTTTAGAAGATTGTTTTGGACATTCAGACGCTTCAACATTAGGAACAACACACGCTAGTGGAACACAAAACTTAGCATTAGGAGTTGCAGATTACAGACAATTAAAGTTCGCAGTTCCTTTCCAAGAAGGTTATGATGGTTCAAATCCAGCACTGGAAAACAAAACTGGAACAGACATTGTAGCAGCAAATACACAAGGTTTTGATATGACTAATTCACTATCAAGTGGTTCAGTAGCATTCAAAAGAGCACTCAACGCAGTATCAAATCCAGACGAATTTGATATTAACTTGTTGGCAATTCCAGGTGTTATTCACCAATTACACTCAAGTGTAACAAATCACGCAATTGATAAAATTGAAGACAGAGCAGACGCTTTCTTCATAATGGATGGTTCATCTTACGGAAGAACAATTCAAGGAGCAATTGATGATGTAAAGACATTAGATACTAATTATGTCGGAACATACTATCCGTGGGTTAAAATACTTGATGAAGTAAAAGGTAAACCAACTTGGGTTCCACCTTCAGTAGTATTGCCAGGTGTTTATTCCAACAATGATAGAATTGGACAAGAATGGTTCGCACCAGCAGGTCTAAATCGTGGTGGATTAACAGAAGTGTTAGAAGCACAAACAAGACTAACCAACTTAGAAAGAGATGATTTATACGAAAATCGTATTAATCCTATCGCAACTTTCCCAGGTCAAGGTGTGGTCGTGTTTGGACAGAAAACATTACAAGGTAAACCAAGTGCACTAGACAGAATTAATGTAAGAAGATTGTTGATTAACTTAAGAAAGTTCATCGCATCATCTTCAAGATTCTTAGTGTTTGAACAAAATACAACAGCTTTAAGAAATCGTTTCTTAAATATTGTAAATCCATATATGGAAGAAGTTCAAGCAAACTCAGGATTAACAGCGTTTAGGGTGGTAATGGACGATAGTAATAATACTCCAGATGTTGTGGATAGAAACCAATTAGTTGGTCAGATATTCATACAACCAACCAGAACAGCTGAGTTCATAGTCTTAGATTTCGTAGTCCAACCAACAGGTGCAGCATTTGCAGACTAGGTTAGATTAAAAAATCAACACAAGATAAGAAAAACCCCCAAGAAATTGGGGGTTTTTTGTGTAATGGAAACAAAGAAAATCTGCAGATGATTTACTCCAAATCATCAAAGGTTGTTTCTAATATCGTGAAACACTACATAACCCAATTCGGTTCCAAATTATCGTAGTCACCGAAAACCCACGAATCTAATTACTTAGGATAAATAGCAAATGTATCAGCGTATTCAGCCAAACAATAACCTTGAGCTCTTACATAGCCGTAATGTGTTTTACTACAACCCCTATACTTAATTCTAAAATTACCAGTCATCATCATTTCTCTAATAACTGCATTATATCTTACTCTCATAGGAATACCTTTATAAAGAGCAACTTCACCAGGAGTAGTATTATTATAATCTTCAAGATTTAATCTTGGTTGATTCTGATTAGCTTCATACAATTCCATAGGATTGTGTGCATATTGATACACATCAAATGTTACGCTAGTGTGGGCTTGAACACCACCTTTTAATTCAAAAGTTCTGGGAACTTGTGTATCAGCAAAATCTCTCATATAAATACCTTCGGTATCAGTTGTAATCGTTTCATTAGTTTCAATCATATTTTTTCCTTTTCTCATTATCATTACACTATAATATAGTAAATCTTTTCATTAATGTCAAGCTTTTTCTTAATTATTTTTATTGTTCTAAACTATCTAACCACTCTTCAATCTCGTCGTGAGTCATTCTGCCGTCTTCTTCAAGATTTTCTCTCATCTCAGCTCTCGTTTGTGGTCTTCCAAAATTATAAACTGGCTCACCATTTCCTTGATTAGCATTGTAGTCAAGTTGATTCTGAACTTGTAAAAACATCTCTGGGTTCATCATAATTATATTATCCTTTCGTTAATCATTACATACAAATATACACATTACACGCATCAATGTCAAGCTTTTTCTTATAAAACTTCAATAAAACTTCCAAAAGTATATCATATTAGGTATTCACTTTTTTTCATTTTCTTATATTTATTACTGAATACGAAAACTTATAGGAGAATTAAAGTGGCATTTGCAGACCCAAACGAAATATTTTTTACGCCGTTTGAACCTAAAATGAAAAATAGGTTTATTATGGAAATAGACGGAATACCAGCATATCTGGTTAAAACAATGGCAAGACCATCAGTAGTGTTTGAGGCAGTTACATTAGACCATATCAATGTAAAACGATATGTTAAAGGTAAAGCACAATGGCAACCGATTACAGTTACTTTATATGACCCAATCGTTCCATCAGGAGCACAAGCAGTAAATGAGTGGATTAAAGTTCATCACGAAGCAGTAACAGGTGTTGACGGATACTCATCAGAATATAAAAAAGACATTACTTTCAATCTATTAAGTCCTAACGGAGAAAAGATTGAACAATGGATAATCAAAGGTGCATTTATAACAACAGCTAATTTCCAAGATTTAGATTTCGCATCTGATGAAGTTCTTGACATTGAACTAACAATACAATACGATTACGCTATACTGGAATTTTAAGGAGAATATTATGTGGGAAGTTTTTAAAGATGAAAATGATTACAATGAGAAATCAATAATTGGTTTCGCATCATTTGCAGTAATGACTCTATTCGCAGTTGTTGATTTAGCAACAGGAATATGGGGACAAGATTTAGTTATAAATGATATGGTATACAATTCGTTTGTATTCGTAACATTAGGTTCTTTCGGTATCGCAGGTGCTGAAAAGATAATGAAAAAATAATAAGTTATTAATCTTAATTAATCAAGGAGTAAAACAAAATGGCTGAAAATCAGTACGGATTTCCTACTGAAGTTCTATCTTTACCATCACAGGGATTATTATACCCTGAAGATAGTCCTTTGCGTAGCGGAACAATAGATGTCAAATATATGACAGCAAAAGAGGAAGATATCTTAACTTCCACAAATCTAATAGAAAAGGGTGTAGTGATTACTAAACTAATAGAAAGTATAATCGCAGACTCAAAAGTTAAATTAAACGATATATTAATCGGTGATAAAAATTCAATTATGGTTGGAACTCGTATTTTAGGATACGGAAAAGACTATGGAATTACATTAGTTGACCCCGATACCAATGAAAGAGTTGAACACATTGTAGATTTAACCAAGTTAGAAAACAAACCAATAGATACAGAATTATTTGCAAATGGAAATAACTTTTCATTTGAATTACCAAATAGTAAAAGAGTTATTGGATTTAAATTACTAACACAAAAAGATGAAAATGATATAACAGAAACCCTTAAAGACTACGAAAAAGTTGAAAAGCTTACAGGTATATCATACAAGGGAACCACAAGGTTAAAGCATCAAATCGTGTCCGTTGATGACAAAACCGACCAGAAAACAATTGACAATTTCGTTGATAATGAATTCTTAGCACTCGATACAAGAGCATTTAGAAAACATTTAGAAAAAATCACACCCGACATTGAGTTGAAGTTTGACTACACGAGTCAAACAGGAAATCTACACAAAATAGATGTTCCACTCGGGCTTGACTTTTTTTGGCCAGCCGCCGAGTAATAGGGCGGCCATACACGAAGAACTCTTCAACATCGCATATTATGGAAATGGGTTCAGTCACAACGAACTCTACAATATGCCAATTCCTTTGAGAAGATTTTATGCGGAAAAACTCGTGGAAGCCAAAACTAAAGAAGCCAACGCAATCAAAAAATCCAGTCAAACAAATTCCAATCAAATACAACGACCAAATGTACAAAAATCTTAAAACTTGATATTTATTAATAGGAAAAAACTATGAACAGAAAATTTGTAAAAGAAAATAAAAAAGTCATCAGAGAGTTTCTCGGAACTTTATTGATGAAAGCAGTTGGTGCAACTCTTACGAGAGGTTTCGACAAAGAAAAAGAATTTGAAAAGTTTCCTGAACTTAAAAAAAGTCAAGATGATTTAAGAAAATTAGGAAGACAACTTGACAAAAGACTTGAAAAAATCAAAAAAACAAGACCAGAACTTTACGCAAGATTAAAAGCTCAAGGTAGAACTAACTTTCTTAAATAACAAGTTAGTAGATTTTTCATCACATTAAACAAAACAAACAATAAATTATGGCAACACGCTCGGAAGTAACAAACTCAGAAATAATAAAAGCTAACGCTCAAGATACACTTGAAGCAAAAGCAAAAATCGCTGCTATGGAAAAAAAGGGTCAAGGTAGGCGAGAAGATATTATTGACCTTGAAAAAGACTATGTAAAATTTTTATCAGAAGAAAAAAAGTATGAGTCTGAGAAGACTAAAAACCTTAAAGAAATTCGTGGTGAGTATTCAGAAATAGGAGACAAAGCAAAAGCAATCGGTGATAAAGTCGATACATTTATCAATTCTTTACCAGGCGGTAATTTTTTAGCTAAATCATTAGGAGTAGATGAATTAGGTAAAAAAATGGAAGATGAGGTTATCGGTCGTATTCAAGAAAGTTATATGGGAACGCAAGACTTAGGTAAAGGATTTAAAATGGCATTTGGTCCAGTAGGAATAGCACTCGCCGTATTAACGGCAGTGGTCGGTGCTATAATAGCGGCTAGAAGTGCAGCAAGAGATTTAGGTAAAGAAATAGGTGTATCAACATCAGAAGCGGCTAAGATGTTACCCGCACTAAAAGCTTCACAATTCCAATTTAAAATGATGGGATTAGATGGTGCTAAATTAGAAACCACATTAGGAGAAATAGGAAAAGAATTCGGTTCATTGGAAAATATGACCGTAGCAAACGCTCGTAACATTGAACGATTTGCACAAAATTCAGGTATAGCCGGAAGTGAAGTCGTTAAACTGAATAAAGTATTTATGGACTTAGACGGATTGTCATTCGACGCCGCAACTAATGTCTCAAGAGTAGCAGCTGACTTAGCAAAAGCAGCAGGAGTATCAACTACAAAAGTAATCGGTGATATGTCAAGTGCAGCTGAAAAATTCGCTGAGTTCTCACAAGACGGAGCAGCCGGCATGGCCAAAGCAGCCGTTGAGGCAGCAAAAGTTGGAGCAAGTTTAGGCACTATGTTGGGAGCAATGGATAATATGTTAGATTTTGAATCCAGTATAACTGCACAATTTGAAGCACAAGTTCTAACTGGTAAAATGATTAACACGGAACGAGCAAGACAATTATCATTAGAGGGTGATATCGCAGGATTTCAAGCAGAAGTACAATCAATCATTGGTTCAGTTGGAGATATACAATCTATGAATGTCATTGAAAGAAGGTCAATAGCAAAAGCAATCGGTATATCGGTTCAAGATTTATTAAAGATTTCTCGTGGAGAACAAGTTCAACAACAAGAAACCGTTCAAGACAAACTTGATACCACAAACGCAATATTGTCGAAACAATATGGTATTCAAATAGAAACACTTGAAGGTGTAAAAGACAAGAATTTTAATTTTAATCAAGGAGCATACTAATGATAACAATCAATCCAGAAAAATTAGTAAAAAACGCTTCATCATCAGGTGAATTAATATTTCGTGGTGGATTAGCACTACAAGCAGAACTCGGTGAACAAAATGCAGAACGATTTGGAAAATTCTTAACAACACCACAAGGTACAACATTTATTTTACAACAAACAATATTACAAAGTCAAAATCCAAAGCGCGGCACAAGAATTTATAATCCATTAGCACCAATATTAGCAAAATCATTAGGACAAGAGTATACAAAACAAAAACCAAAACGACATCTTGATGTAGGTGATGGAAGTTTACGAGGAATTTTTAGAGGATTA